TCAACAATGGCTTTAATGGCTGATGCAGGAGAGTTTGGCGTAAAACCAGATGCAGCTGTGTTTGCAGATACAGGATGGGAACCTGAACCAGTAATTAAACATCTTGAGTACCTTAGAACCATTCTAAGTTACCCGGTGCACTTAGTTAAGAAAGGCAATATTCAAGATGATATACTCACGGCTCTCGCACCAGGCGGAAACCAATTTGCTTCTGCACCATTTTACACACTTAATGATCAAGGTAAAAAAGGTATGGGTCGAAGACAATGTACAAGAGAATACAAAATAACTCCAATTGCAAAAAAAATTAGAGAGCTATGTGGACTCAAACCTAGACAAAGATTTCCAAAGACAGAGCACGTAGAAGTTTGGGTGGGTATATCTACAGATGAAATAATGAGAATGAAACCATCAAGGTTTTGGTGGCAAAAAAATGTATGGCCTTTAATTGATAAGAAAATGTCAAGGCAAGATTGTTTAAAATGGTATGAAGGCAAAGGTTTTAAGATACCTGTTAAATCTGCATGTATTGGCTGTCCTTTTCATGATGATAATTTTTGGATAGAAATGAGAGATAACAGACCAAAAGAGTTTGCATCTGCTGTAGAATTTGATAAAAAGATGCGTATGCATAATCCTAAAGTCAAAAACTTTGTTCATAGACAATGTGTTCCATTGGATCAAGTAAAATTTAAAAATGACGATGGGCCAGACTTATTTAATAACGAATGTGAAGGTATGTGTGGAGTTTAGAAATTTAATTATAAAAGCTTTAGAAGATAAATATAATGCTGAGGTATCTCAAGCTCATGCAACAATAACAATATACTTGAGTAAATCAGTCGGAATTGGAGAACACCCTCAACATATAGAAGAAGTCGATAAATTAGTTGATAAAATTGCACAAGCAGAAGAAAAATTAAATGTGCTACAAAGATTCAAGATATGACAGATAAAGATATGTTTGATGATGTTTTTCCACAGGATAAGCAGATAGGTGGGAATCATTACAAAGATTTTCATATACAACCTTTTGAGTTTATTTCAAAAAATGATCTTTCATTCTTTCAAGGAAACGTAATTAAATATGTTTGCAGATATAAACACAAAAATGGAATAGAAGATTTAGAAAAGATAAAACATTATTGTGAATTAGAGATTAAAAAAATGAAAGATTTGAATGACAAGCAAAGTTCAAAAAGAAATAACGGTAAAAGGAAATAGATTTCATTTAGAAATTTACCCTTATTTGGAGGGAACAAATTCAAAAGAATTTACTTTTGAAATATTTCCATATGACTATAATGCAGCTTTATATGCTTTTAGTAACAAAGAAAGTTTAAATAAATTAATTAGAGAAAAATATATTACAGAAAAAAAATGAGTGGATTACAATTTACATTTAATTTTAAAAAACATATTTGGGCATGTCCATCAGAGTACAAAGATTTAAGCAGATATGATGAGATTGCAATCGATTTAGAAACAAGAGACGAAGGTATTAATAATAAACTTGGTGCAGGTTGGGCAACTGGTAATGGTTATGTTATTGGTTTTGCTGTAGCTGTAGAAGGTTGGCAAGGATACTATCCATTTAAACATGAGGGTGGTGGTAATATGATACCTGATCAAGTTTTAAATTACATGAAAGATGTATGCAAATTGCCAAGTAGAAAAATATTTCACAATGCACAATATGATATCGGATGGTTGAGACAAATGGGTATTGAAGTAAATGGTGAAATAGTAGATACGATGATTACTGCGGGAGTCATTGATGAAAATAGATGGTCTTACAGTTTAAATGCATTAGCAAAAGATTATCTTGGTGAGCTAAAGTCCGAAACAGATTTAAAAGAAGCAGCCAAAGATCATGGCATAGATCCTAAAGCTGAGATGTGGAGATTACCTTCAGAACACGTCGGGTTTTATGCAGAGCAAGATGCACGTCTGACTTACCTATTGTGGCAAAGATTTAAACCAGAATTGAATAATCAAAACTTAGAAACAGTTTGGAGCCTTGAAAACAAGCTGTTACCAATACTTATTAAAATGAGAGAGAAAGGTGTAAGGGTTGACGTTGATAAAGCTCATCAACTAAAAAAAGAGTTCCAGGCTCAGGAAAAAAAATATCTTTTAAAAATAAAACAGCTAGCAGGACGAGAAGTAGACATATGGGCAGCACGACAAATAGGCGAAGCCTACGACAGACTTGGCATAGATTATCCACGTACTGACAAAACTCATGAGCCATCTTTTACATCCAATTGGTTAGCTAATTCGAAACACGAAATATCAAAATATATAGCACAGGCTAGAGAGATCAACAAGTTTCATGGTACATTCCTGGACTCAATTTTAAAATACGAACATAATGGGAGGATACATGGCGAGATCAATCAGTTACGTAGTGACAGTGGTGGGACTGTTAGCGGCCGTTTGTCTATGGCTAATCCTAATCTTCAACAGTTACCAGCACGTAACAAAGATTTTGGACCAAAAATCCGAGGTCTCTTCTTACCAGAAGAAGGTTGTAGATGGGGAAGCTTTGACTATAGCCAACAAGAACCACGAATGGTAGTGCATTACGCAGCCTCTATAGGCGACGGATACGAAGGTTCTAATGAACTTGTAGAGGCGTACGCTAATTCAGAAACCGACTTTCACCAAACAGTAGCAGACATGGCTCAAATACCTAGATCACAGGCTAAAACAATTAACCTTGGATTATTTTATGGTATGGGTAAAGCTAAACTACAGGCTGAGCTAGGGG